TCGTCTTCAGATACCTCGTTCCACAGCCGGTGGAGCGTGTAGCCCAGCTCCTTTGCTACCGCAAGGCTTAGAAGGAGCCAGTTGTCTTGTTCAAGCTCCTTCGCTGCTGCTTTTCATATCTAGTTCTTCTTCTTCCTCATCTGCACCCAGTACGGCCAGCATTAGCTTTTGGAGGTCGCTGTCGCGGACTTCGTTCTTTAGAACGGCTACATCACCAGGGGTGAACAGTGGTACGCCGTTGCTGTCCTTAGCTTTCTTGATTAGTAGCTGAAGGGCAAACGCTCCAGGGTCTTCAGAGCGGGCATCTTTCTTGGCGCGTTCACGCTCAGATGCAGTAAGGGGAGTGACGTACATCACTACTTCATCGCCTGCGTCTAACTGGATTGTTTTCTTGCTCGGTTCTAGACGTGCGGCTTTCTTCAGCTTGTCGATGAACCTTGTGGCTCCAGCCATGGATTTCTCCTAGTACATAGTAAGTTTAGTGCATTGCAATAAAAAACCCCGCTTGTTCAGGGCGGGGTAGGTAATCACAATCACTTAGACAGCGTATCAGGTCAGGCCGAAGGCAGACTGCACTGAGGTAACACCAAAGTTGATGGTGGCTGTGGTTGGTGAATCAGGCTCAACAGAGAAGTTCATGCCGAGCAGCTGGATATCTGCCTCGATGTAGAGGGAAGAATCTACGTCGATCTCGCCTTGGGCGTCTGTCTTGGTGCAGACGTAGAGACGGACCGATGCGCCACCTTGGGTGCGCTGGAGTGAGCCTTGCAGAATCTTGTTCTGGATCGACTCGTTGTCGCAGGTGAAGTACACCTCCAATGTGCCGGTCGCAGATGCGTAGCCAGCCTGGACCTTCCGGAAGTTGGTCAGCTGCTTACCGCAAGCTTCGCTTACAGAGCAAGGAAGCGTGGTTACGTCTAGCTCATCACGGGACAGGTCCAGTGAAAAACTGCGCACCCCGCAGACGGTCTGGAATTCGCACAACCGGAAGACATAGTTGCCTTCAGAGCTGTTGCTGCGAACGTCAGCCGCGAGTGTGGCAACCTCCAAAGTTGCAACCGTGCCGCCGCCGTTATCCAACGTGAGGTACACAATGTCGCCAGCGACATAGTTTTCACCGCCGGAGGTGATCGTCACAGCTGCGATGACACCGCCAACACCGACAACTACGTCAGCGCGACCTCTACTACCTGCACGGGTTGGTGCAGTGTTGATTAGGTCGACGTTGGTGAGCGTTCCAGCGGCTGAACCGTTGTAGCCGGTGCCAGCCTCGTTGATCGTCAGGGTTGCAATGCCGCCGCTGCTGATTTCTTGGCCAGCCAGGGTGTTGTCCCAGGTGATTGGAGCGCCGCCTTCGCTTGCAGCCAAGACCATGTAGGGAACACCCTCCATGTCATTACCACAGGCATCGACATCTCCTGCTGTACCTTTGCCGTCATTAACGATGTAGAAGGTGTCACCATCGGCAATAACGCTTGTACCATCCGCAGATTGACCTTCATCAATGGGGATTTTGACTGTGTCAACAGTTAGGCAATCGCCGATGTCATAGTCAGCTGCACAAGGCAGGTAGACACGATCACCTGCAAATGGGCAGTAGTCATCGACGCAGTTTGTAGTTCCGAGTGGCTTGAATTGAATCAAGCCGTCCTGCCCAGTTAGGACAGTATTGTCGCAAGAGGCCATGTGGCTCCATAAAGAAACGTTTACTGGTGGGGGCTTTTCCCAGGTGGGGCTTCCTAGGCAGGCACAGCCTGGTGCGTTCAGTTTAGTTCTTGTGGTATCTGCAACCCGAAGCTCACACGGGCAAAGAAATATGGGCGGTCATTTAATGATGTGAAGTCTGGACCGTTAATACTTACTACGCCATCTAGTTCGTGGAATTTACACACCACGCATTCCATGAAATCTTGCGCGTCAGCAGGACCGATGCCTTTTGGCCCGTAGTACTCAACAACAAAAACGCCGCGTTTGTTGCCGACTAATCCACACGCAATTGTCTGCTCAGCCATCTCCCCAAACTGAAGACGTGCCAGGCAGAACTTATGAATGGCATCGCCGCCAGGTTCAAGGGTATTTTCAGCGCGATACTCAACGCCGCTTAAGTTGCAGCAATCAATAACTGGGTATTCGTAGTACTTGCGGATGTCTTGGAGGTTCATCGGTTTAGATTTCCCTTGTAGTTCTTAATTTTGGGGTCTTTACTTACGCGGTCAGTAGCAAGTGCCAAGGTTTGAGCGAGGCCGCCGCCTTGGAGATAACGGATGTACCAGTCTTTGCGGGCTGTCGCTCCAGCCCTATCGCCGCGGTAACGACCGGTGCTGTCGGGTTCTAAATCTGTGGCAATGTCGCGGTACTCCATGCGGTTGTCGATGGTGTATTCAACTTTTTTGTTTCCGCCTTCTGGTGCGGCCTGCACTGAGTACGGTTGCATTTGGCGCGGTTGTTTTAACGCCGAGCGATCATCGCCACGGAACATTGATTTTTGATCGGCTGGAATGTTTGTTTTGCCGAGGCGGGCTTCCCACGCTCCAGCGAATTCACCTGTCCAGTACGGGCCTTCAATCTGTAGTTTCTTGATAATTTCTTCTGACGCGGTTTCGGCAACTTCGCTTTTGATGTTGTTGATCCAGGTGTTTAGATCGCCGAAGTTAAATTCTGCTCTTGCCATTACTGTGGCCTCGCGATGATGACGTAGACCACTGGCCTGTCACCACGATAGGTGACGGGTTCGATGACCTTCATGTACTCATCATCTGCGCTCTCCCGTGGGACTAGGAAGTAATCCTGTTCTGTGATGTAGATGTAGTTGACCTGCACTGGGTCGAGGATAATCTTTACGTCATTTGCTTGGTACAGCCCGCCGTACTCGGAGATGTCTAGCTTGCTGATTACAACCTTGACCTGCTGGCGTGTCTCGCTTTCAGTGGTCGAGCCAGTCTCAGGGTCGTATATCGAATTCTCCTTGCGCACAAATGTGACGTAGTGGCCCCACTCATCGATAAGCTCATCGGCAAAATCAAATACGTCATCTACCTTGGACATCAGTTTCTGTAGAGACGGATTAGGCGGTTGCCTGTAGTAGAGACGTTACCGAGCCAGCAGCCCAGTAGGTCTTTCAACCAGGGGAATTTTTGCAGGATGGCAGGCAGGCTGCAGTCACTGCAGTCATCGTTGTATTGGTTCTCATTAAATTGGTCGTACTCAATCTCAAGTACATCGATTTTTTGACGCTTGATGTACGTTCCAGCTGGTGCGGCATCGCCGCCAGCACCGCCGAAGCCGGGGAATGCTTTGGGGTCTAAGTGGTACTGGTACGCCAGGATTACTGTTGCTTCTTGGATTGCATAGGGAATACTTAGGCAGTCAGAAATACGCCCATCGCATTCCGCTCCCTTGCGGGGCCACTTCAGACGTTGCGTTGTGCTGCAACGTCCGCCGCCATAGCTGAGGGTTTCCAGCCAGCGGGTGGCTGCAATCAAACTTGTTGTTTTCTCCTCGTCAGTCATTGCGGCCCAATCAGCAGCGATTGGAAGATTGGCTGCAATATCGTTTGCTTCGTCTAGGCAGACGTAGGAGTTGGAACTCGGGCCACCGAGAGTGCAGTCGATTGTTGGAGCCATCTACACAAACTCAGTGTGGGTAACTACGAAACCCTCTCTACTCAATTCTACGCGCTTCTTCTTTGCCTCTTTCTGAGGCACATCAACAAGATTGAAAACGCCGTTGCGATAGGCATGGAGACGAACAAGACCAACCATCTGACCGAGGCTTCGGGGATGTACGTCCCAGTGTAAAAGGGCAGAAGAAAAGCGCCCCCGAAGGAGCGCTAATCTTCTTGGTCTGGTTATCAGCCGCAGGTGGCGGATGTAGGCAGACACTCCATCTCAACGTTGACAACAAGGTCAATGAGAGGGATGAGACGTGGGTCGCAGAATGCGAGACTCCAGTTTCCGCCGTCACGGATTTGCTCGTTGGTAGGACCGTCGTAGTTTGCGGTCCACGAGGTGCCCATAACGTGCATCAGGTTTGAGTACGTCACAGCGAAGACGTCTTGAAGCGAAGCGATGTTACGCTCCGTTTCGATCTTCAGTGGGAACTGCGCTCCAGTGCGGACAACGCCGTTGCCGAACATGTAGCAGTGGTACTGAGCAGGACCGCCTGTGTTGCAGATAACAGGCAGAGACTCGTCGACCACTACGCGAAGTCCTGCGAACAGGCTGACCTGGGTGGAGGACAGGCCGATGCCGCCCGAACCCCAGATGCTGCTGGCAGCGTTGGCGGTGTTGGTGACATTGCTGTACGTCAACATGCCTGCTGTTTCCAGCCACGCAGCGACGTCAGGATGCACTGCAATCGAATCGATGCTGTTGGCACGTTCGCCCAGCTTGTATTTCGCTCCAGTGACGGAGGAAGGTGACAAGGTGTTGGCGATGCTTGGGGTGCCGGTGTTGACCGACACGTCGCAAACGTGGGTGTCGTACAACGGTGCGTCAGGGGAGGAGACGATGCCCCACACCTGAGAGATGAGCTTTTGGTTCATCTTGCGGGACATGTCCCGTGCCAGTTGGCTGCGGATGTTGCCGAGTGCGTCCTCACCAGTTTGGAAGCTGTGGAGGTCGTCAGCAGCGAACATCGCACCACGGGTGGTGATGGTGCCGTACTGGGTGGAAGCCTTGGTCTTCTGGCTGGTGTAGTAGCCGGACTGGTTCAGGCCCCAGTTGTCGGATGAGTCGACGCGCTCCTCGATGTAGTTGAGGGGTGCGAAGAATGGGAGTTCTACGCGGGTGCCGACTGTGTTGTTCAGACGGCCATCGGTGGCAAGGATGCCGGATGTGTAGAAGGCAGATTGCTGGAAGATTTCTTCCTGCAGGTAGCGACCAAATGGTGCGCTAGTTGCCAAACGGGTGATAGACCCGATGTCGCTGGTGAATGTTGCATCGGGATTGAAGTTCCCTTGAAAGACGCCCATCGTTCTGGAAAAGCAAAAGGTTTACTTGAGCCCGGCCTCAGCTTTAAGCTGTCGTGCCAGCTCGGGGTTCTCGGTCTCCAACGCAATCATTTGCGTGAAGTTTCGAGCGGTGTAGGGATTGTCCATTCCAGCGGTAAGTGATGGTGAACCCGCTGAGGTTCCCATCCCAGAGACGCGACTGGCAGAGAAGAAATGTTCGTAGCCAGACCCAGGGTTTTTCAAGTTTCCGATGAATTCAGGTAATGACACCTCGACGCCCCCATCGATTGCCTTTACTTCTTCACCGTTTAACTTGAGTTTCTGAGACATCAGTTGGTACAACTGATCTGGTGCGAATACTCCCATCTGAGCCATGGCACTGGTAGCAACAGATCTGACTTGTTGGGATTCCGCTTTGGCTGCTTGTTGACTCATCTCCTGTCGGAGTTGACTCAATTCAGCTTCGCGTTCCGATACTGTCTTCTGTGCTTCTTCCCAGAGCTTTTTGTGCTCCCCGGATTCGGCAAGTTTGGATTGCCGCTGTTTGTTTGACCGATCATTCATCTCTTGGAGCTGACGTTCC